TTTGGTGTTTGCCTTTAGTTTTTTATCAACTTGGAAACCTTTGCCAAAAATATAATTTGCCTTGCCTTTAATTATTGCGCCATGTTTAGGCGATTCATTATAAAGCCCCATAAGGTAATCAGGGTAATTATTTTCTTTACCAAATTCTATATACCCTTTACCTTTACGTTCTTCAAAGGTTGGCTGTTCAGCCCTTGCAAACTTTAATGTTATTATGTTGGAATAATTATTATCCATTGTACGTTGTTATTGTGTTGGTTTGCCCAGAATATTCTGTAGGTGTATAATCAACGGCGGGATTTAACTGCATGTATCCGCTTTCTACAATGGTTCCCGATACTGTCAAATCTGTGTTATCGGCCTTCTCATATATACTATATGAGAATATGCCATTTGTAACGCCATTGAAAGAATTATTTATTACAAGTGAAAACTTATTGTAGCGATTAGTAGTTGATGTATTGGTGGCCATAACCTTAACCACTTCGCCAGTAAGACGGTGAGTGAACACAAAAAGGAAATACGGATTGGTTAAAGTTGCCTTCTCCGTTCCCGTGAAGTAAATAGTTTGTGTTTGTCCTTTAGTTAAGTTGAGCATAATTAAAAAACCCCGTCTTTCAACGGACGGGGCTGTGTATTTTATAGGTCATCAATTAGCCAGCAGTTTCAAGGGCTGTACCCACGGCACCCGATACCACAAAGAAGTCTTCCAACTCTTGTCCTTCAAATTTCAAAGTGTACCCGTTCTGATCACCGGCAGCAGCACCAGTTTGTCCGGTTGAAGATGCTAGGTAAAGTCCTTGAGCCTTACCGTACATTCTATAAACACCATCCTTATCAAGGGTTACTATTGTAACCTTATTTTTTGCAAGGGTAGTTACGATATTACGAGTGGTTGCATCCCTTTTATTGATAGGCAATTCAACCATTTGTTCGAAGAATAAAGTACCATTCTCGATACTTCCTACTGGATTAGAAGAAGCATTAGCGGTACTCTTTGTAGGCACTTCAAATTTGTAAAACTTCTTACCCGTTACCTTTGTGATTCCAGTAATAGTACCACTTGAATCAAGTGGAGTTACATTGCCAAATTCAGCGATGTAAACGGCATCAATACCACCGATTGAATCTCGGCAGCTAATTGTATATCCGGCGGTTATTGCACAAGCCATAATATTTATTTTATTAAAAAAGGCGGCGTATGAACACCGCCCTTTTTGGTTAATTTATTTTATTGATTAGATAGCAGCTAAGAACTTAACACATTCGTTTGTGTAGGCCACATTCACACCCATTTTGAACTCACAACGGAAACGAACATCATTGTTATCTTCAGAGTACCACAACTTATAGTTGTTTTCTTCGCCTTCCATATCAACAGCCAAACAGATGTTTGCCAAGCTGATAGCGTAAGCATCTCCGGTGGTATTCAAACCATTTACGGCAACTACTTCCACGTCAGTTCCAGGAAGGATAAAAGATTTTTCACCGCTATCTTTTGGATTATAAGCGTACAAGTTCAAAGCCCTATAAGCCAATACCAACAAACGGAACCAATCATCACCCACGAAGATTTTAACATCACCCTTTCCAAGTACTGCTACTGGAATAGCTTTGTAAATACCTTCAGTTGCAGCGATTACATTTGATGCGGTTACGGTTGCGATTGCAGAACCACTAACGCCAGTATAACCTGATACGTTTGCATCTACTGGAGAGCCAGCAGCAATCAATTTTTGCAAGCCGTCAAAACGGGCTAAGTTGGCAGTACCTGAAGCGGTATCACCTTGCCATAATGCAGTTTCTAATTGCTTGGCAATAGTTTTATTTTTACGGGCCAAATACACTTTTTGGAAATCGGAGTTTCCGAAATCTTCGTAAGTACTACCGGCTTTTAATGCCTCTTGAGTGAAGTATGCCTCTAAGTCTTTAGGGCAGATTTTTTCTTCTACTTTGATCTTACCAACGGTAACAGTCCTTTGAGTGATGGTAGTAGTACCACTTGCATCGAATGAGCAAGACTGAGCAGCAAAAACCGCATCAGTATCAAATAAAGGAATTGAGGCGGCAGATTTAACGCCTGGTAGTACGATACCACCACTCATTACCAATTGTTGTGTCTTTGCGTCAAATACCGCAGATTCTAAAAGCGGCTTAACAAGTTGCTTAGTGTATGCGGATAATCCGCCTAAAGAAAATGCCATAGTTTATAAGTGTTTAAAATGATTAGCTAAATAGTATTGGGTTGTGTTTAATGCCTTCTTCTTTGAAGGTGTTTACTGTTTTGGTTGCTGTATCAGGAGCCGCAGCCGGGGCCTCAACGATAAGGGTTGATAGTTTCAATAACTCCTCAATCACTTTGTTTGCCTTCGCCATCTTTACCTCATAGTCGGCAAAGCGTTGTTCATAGGCAGCAAATTTTGTTTCGTAGGCTGCAAATTTTTCATTGGTAGCAGTTTCAAAAGATGCGAATTTTGCGCCCATATCACCGGCAGGGTTTGCATCTGGAGCAGCAGGTGTGTCAGCAACGGCACTTTCCAACTCAGCTATTACGCCATTATCAGCAACGGTGATTTTTGTTCCGTCAGCCAGTTCCAATTCGCCAGCTAGTGATGGCGCACCGTCAATCATAACAATTCCACCAACTTCTAATTTGTCAATGGTTACTTTACCACCACTTTTCAAATCATATTCAGAAAGCTGAATGTGTGCTACTGGAGCAGTTAAGTCGCTGAAAAATTCTTTTACTTTTGCTAAAATTTCTTTTGCTTCCATATAAATACTATGTGTGTTTTTAAAAACTGTTTAATATTTTGCGTAATTCAGCAAGTGCCTGCTCATCTTTGCTCATTGGTTTTTCATAGTCAAACATTCCTTCAACTGAGAAGCCTTTTACTTGTCCTGCTTTTATTGCTTCCCATACTTTTGGATTTTCTACATAGAAACTTCCAAACCAAGTACCATCGGGCAGGTCGCTGAAAGCCTCAACACATTTAGTTCCTCGTGTCTTATCGGAGATGAAAGATTCAAACATGGTAAGCCCATCCACTTGTAGGTCGGCTTCGTGCATTAAATTCACTTGGTTGTGGTAGCCTTTTTTGGAAAACTTGATAGCTATTTGGCGGATTGTGTCAGCAGAAAACTTCACATAGTGTTCACCGAACTTCTCACTCTTACGATAAATTAATTGGTCGGGGACCATTAAAGGGCCGGTAATAATGTGCTTATCTTCGTTCAGGTCAAACTTGATAGCTTCTGAAAATGCAAGGAAATCCCTTTTGATGGCGGGAGAATCGACTAAAGCAATGAAGGAAACCTCTGCTTTATCTTGTATAGTTTCGTCAATCTTTAATTCGTAAATAGGCAGTTCCATAAAATACTATGTGAAAACCGCCCTCAACTTTAATTTTTAGTATCTTTGGAATATGGCGAAACTGATAAGTAGGTGGCATATTTACTACTTCAATACTGGCAGTAAATTAATAGCCCTACATAGTAGAATGTATATGTGGGAAGGAATGTTTATAATACTTAACTAAACGATTCTCGCAGCCCTATTCAGCCGTCTAACCCTTTCCTGATTACCTGATACATCCGATTCAATTACGTACGCCCTTGCCGCAGCATTGCCTATTTGATTAAGTGCAAACGGATCTAATTTAGTTGAAGTATAACCAGCTTCAAGTGGTGCGGATGCTTCCCGTCCGATTGATGGAATGGAGCCACCGCTAACATTACCGCCTCCGCCTCCTGGAACTTGTACTTTTAAGATATTTTTTACTGCTGCAAATCCTACTAATCCAGTAGCAACAGCCTGAGCAATGGCCCATCCTGGAATGACTGCCCCGGGTGATTTAGTTGCTGCCCTTAACTGCCCTGCTATTGCCGCATAAGTATTGATTAATGATTGAGCAACCGCCAACCCTTTGCCGGCTGCTGTCTCCTTGCCTACAATATCAGAAAGCGCACCAATCCCACTGGCAGTAGCATCCATGAATTTCATCTTTTGGTCAAATAATTCTTGGTCAAGTGCTATCTGCCCGTCCTTATTCATCTTAGCAATCTCCATACTCTTACGGTATGCCTCAAATTCCATGTTGGTTTGCATACCAAGTACTTCAGCTTTCTTTTGAAGCCTTACATCTTCAATCTCAAACTCAGCGTTAATCCTTGCATAGCCATCTTCTTTAATCTTTTTGGTATCAGTTTTGCCACTACCTTTTGACTTTACAATATCAGCCGTTCGGTCGGTCTGAATATTTTGTTTTAAAATATCAAGTTTGGCAATGGCATCATCTAACCACTCAAAAGACTGTGCGCCAAGTACACGCTGAACGCCTAAAAATAATTGAAGTTGCTGCTCAATGGTCTGTAACTGTTCTGCTCTTTTTTTACGTTCTATCTCCTCCACTCCTTTACCTACCGCCCTTGCAATTTTCAATTCATTTTCATAAGCAGCCTCCTTTGCATCCTTGATTCTTTGCTGCGCCCTTTCTGTGCGTGCTGCCAGTTCTTCCTCATCATCTCCAGTTATTCCAAGCCAATCGCCTAAATCAGTAAGTTTGTCAGTAACCCACTCAACAGCATCGCCAATACCCCTAAATATTTTACCAATCCATCCGCTTGAATTTTTTAGTTTGTCAAAGTTTGCAATGATAGCCGTAATCCCAATTACAAGCAAACCGATTCCCGTTGCAGCAATAGCACCCTTTAAAGTTGAAAAGGCGGTAATTACCTTTGTTCTTATCGTTCCTCCAAGTATTTTAAAACTATCAATACTCCCAGCTATCCCGCTAATACCTTGTTGCAATGCCATTGCGCTATTAACTTTCAATAGCATCTTTTGTACATCTTCACTCTCGCTGCCAAATAAACCCATTGCACCCTGCAATGCGGAGAAACCACTTACTGCGCCGTTTAATGCGCCTGATAATGCGACAAACTTTTTATCAGGGTTGAATGTATCGGCCAGGGCTTTAGCATCTCCAATGGCATCCTTTAATCCTGCCACTTTCTTTGCGGCATTAGCAGCCTCAACAGAAGTAACACCAAATTTCTCACTCATGGCAACTAAGTCCTGAGTAGCAATTTTTAACTGCTGTCTAAAACTACCTACTGATTGTTTCGCTTGTTCGGCGTTTAAATTAACCTCTAAACCAATTACTGACTTTGCCATATTAATAAGTTGTATAAATCGTTTTTAATAACTCCACTTTTGTACTTTCATTCGCCCCTGCTGTAAAATCAATCACCTTTGCAAGTCGGTATAACCCTCCGTCAATCCTTTTGAACGTGCTAAAATCTAAATTGAAAATATCCAAATCGGATAAGTGGAATTTAGCCGTCAATAATCTGCTATCCTTATCGGTTATTTCGGCGAAGTATGGTGAATAATAAGCGTTGAATAAGTTGTTTGATAAGTTCCCACTTACAAGGGTAAGGAATAGTTCTTCAGGAACGCCAAAGTTTAAATCTACATTGGGTGCATCTGGATCGTCCAAGTGTCCTGCATAACCGTAATTAGTTGTAGATGCTACCACGCTTGCGCCATTCATAATATTCCACGAAGTAACGCCGGTAATCTTTTTAGCCTGAAGGATTCTAATAATACTGTCTTGCCCTTCCTCCGTTCCATTTGTCTTTTTAAATATCGTGGTTACTATTTTACTTTCTCCGGTATATCCAACAAGTGGGGAGCCTGCGAATATCACCTCAACACTTTCTTTCTCCTTTGCAAATTCCATCGCATTATCATAAACCCTATTACCATATCCAACAGAATATTTCTTTTTGTACCCGTCATTGTAATAGTCGTTATCTTGTTTAAAATTCAGTTCATAAAACCTACTATTAATCTCACTCATTGGCTTTACCCTGATCTGACTACCCCTATCCATCTTATTAGTCCAATCTTCAAAAGATGAAAGGGAAGTATTGTAAAAATTAATGTACGGCTCAATGATTAGGTGTTTGTCTTTAAACTTATCCTCAGTGATAATCAAATTAAACAGCTTCATTATTGAAGTGAAAAAATCCTTTTGGAATATCCCTTTAGGGATTACATCAACCATATTAACCGTATCGCCTAACTGTATTTGAGATAGCACATTGACGGTACTGTTTATCTCCATAGTACGGTTATTCAATAACACATCAAAATACTGTGTAGTGCCATCGTTTGTGTGCCTTGCTTTGATTGCAAAAGTTCCCCCAATGGGAATAGTAAAAGTTTTTTGCCCGGTGAATGTATAGTAACCAAGTGTTTGATTACCTGTTGCAGGTAGTACGCCAAACTCTCCGCTATTTACCCCGTTTACATAGCCCTCAATAAACACATCTCTATTTTGTGAATAGTATCTATAATCGCCGTAAAAGTCCACCCTTATTGACAAGGCAACGCCTGATGTATTGGTGAGTGTTCCGGCTGAGTAGCTGAAGTTTTTGATGTAACCAACATTGCCAAACTTTACCGGATCGGACAAATAAATCGGG